TTGATCGCATTGAGTGAACTGTTCGAAGTTTGGAAGTCCTGAATGAAAGGTATCGGATCAACATTAAACCGTGTGGCATACCTCTTCAATTCATTTATTTCATTTTGCTTTTTCTTTGACTTTTCATTCTTTATCACATTGTTCAACTCTGACTGTAATTTTGGTATATCAACTTTCTTCAATTTGAGTCGATTAGTAAAAAGTTTCTTTTTGTTTTCGGGAATCTTGGCACTCTGAACTTCGAACGACAGCAGCTGTTTGCGTTTATTGAGTTTATCATTTTCAGCTTTTTGTTTGGCAACCTTCATTTCTTTCCGAGTCTGTTCGATGAGATTTTTCATAGGTACGAGCTGTGACACATTTTTTATAGACATGATTCTACTCGTAAAGTCTCCGACATTTGACGCATTTTTCACGAGGTTTAATTTCCCCGCCTCTCGAATGGTAACTTGAACAACATTCGCATCTTTTAGTGTTTGTATATTCTCAATCTCCCCAGCAAACTGTGAATACATACCAAGATTTTTCACTAGTGAAATTAAGTTCAGTTTACGAGTTGCAATTTGAGTATTTTTCTTGTTTTTTCCCTTGTTTTCTATATTCTTTTTTAACGCCAAAACATTGCTTTTCGTTTTCACATTGCCGATTCTTTTCAAAATCTGACCATTGACGCCTAGAGTGCTGACACGTTTAAACAAGTTTCGCTTCTCTTTCTCAACAACTTCAAGGTCGCGTTGCTGTTTCAATCTCTTACCTTCTTGAATGAGCTGTGCGACCACCCGTTTTTCTGGTTGAAATCGAGACAAAAGACCATTTTTGTCACCTTGGTTAAGCCCTATACGATTTAAAGCATTTTTAAGAAACTTGCGTTCATCAGATACGGATTTCAATTGTCGGTTCCGCTGTAAATCGTATGCTTCTTTAGTTAACAGACTCACATCCTCGCCACGATCCAGTCGACGAACGAGACTATTGACGTCATTCTTGTCCAGATTCAATCTCTTGATCGTTTCGAAAAAATTTACTTTAAACTGACCAGTTTGTTGTGTATTTCTCTTTTCCAGGATCGATTCAGCTTCTTGTCTGAGTTTTGATACATCACTCTCTGGGGTAATCGTAGAAACGAGTCTAGTATAGATGTCTCTAGGTAGAGATAAATTTGCAACGCGACTTTTAAACTCTTGAATCTTTTCTTGAATACTAAAATTGCGGCGTCGTGCATTCATTGCTTGAGCTTTTCGTAAAAGCTCATTGAGATTTACACTTTTTATTTTGGACCTTTGCTGATAAGAAGCTACATCGGTTCTAGTCAGGTAAGGAAGTGTGGTCAGCCTCACACTGAATGTCTCTACATCCATTTATATTAGGCTGATAAAAAAGTATATCCTCGATTAAATAATTGAATTTTTTCTTCGTAACTCATGTTGAAATCAAATACATCTGTATCTTCTACATTGATTTCAATGGTTTCTATAGGTGTATTGTACATCACCCTATTTGAGAGAGCCGAGCGAATAAGTGTTTCGACAAACTGTTTTGGTGTTTGTATATCTTCTCGATACAGTCGATTCATTTTAATTTTTATACACGTGATTTCGTGTGGCTTTTTATCAAAGAAAGGTGTCAGAGGAATTTCTTCTTTCATTCCACCGTCCACATATGTATCACCATTATACTTACCACATGCAAATATGAATGGTACAGCCATGCTCATACACACCGCATCTATCACTTTCATATCTGGATGTGTGTCTCGAGAGAAGTAGACTGTTTCTGCGGTATTCATGCAAAAGGCTGAAATGTAAATCTTCATTTCAATATCTTTGAAAGTTGGGTCACAACCACATATTTCCACAAACTTTTTACGAATAGGTGCCATATCAACAAAACCAAATTTGTTAAAAAAGGTTCCTATGCGTATCTTAACAAAATTGGGGACATTCAGATCTAATGAAGTTTGAGTAATTTCATCGATGGACATTCCTACCCCCAAAAACAGTGCTAAGATTGCACCAGCGGAAGACCCCGAAATTTCCCTGACATCGACGAGTTGAGATTCTCGCGCTTTTAAGGCACCTATGAGGGAATAGATCCCCATGGAAGCCGGTCCTAACACGAGGTATTTCATCTTCCTACCTAATAGAACTGAGGAAATTGACGACGCAAAAGCGCGAAAACTATAGCAAAGACGATCGCGTGTGTCAGAGACGCCTCGAGGCTGGTCTGACCCGAGCGAACAACGCCACCCGAACCAGGAGGGAGAGTGAGGAGAAGCCCAGGGCTCAACGCGAGGAAGAGCACAGTGGTCACGACGAGATCGGTCCTGGTCAGCACGAGACCCATCGCCTTGGCGATGAGGCTGTACACGAGGAAGAACACGAGGGCGTGGAAGAAAATCGCAGTTTGGTTTGTCTTGCGGTTCATGAAAGTGACCTTGGATCCGTCGGTGGTAAGAAGAACACCTGGGCTGAGCGCCAAAAAAAGAGCGGCGGGGATAGCGACTTTCTGGGAAGTGATATCGGGAAGCATTTAATATAGGTACATATATTTTTTAGCATATTCAACAAAATGATAGAATGTGGCACCACGCATCATTTCTTCATGGAGACCATTATCATTAATAATCCTCCTGAGTCTTTTCCAGATATAATGAAGAAGTTCTTCATTTTCACACGCAACACGATCATGGTATGAATCGTGTTCATTATAACAAAACTCCACAAAGTCACAAAACTCTCCTTTAGGTTCGACACGAGCATCGTCGAGGAGTGTTCTGGTGGTATTCCACATATGCCATAGTTCATCTGAGTATTCGACTTCCCAGTCTTCGATATTCAGAGGAGTGTGTTCATCATCGAACCCATCGTCATCACTGACATCGGGATCAAATCCGTTAGAGGCTTCATATACGTACTGGCTCCAAACCATAGTTAGTTACTTATCTTCTTTCTCAGGCTTATCCTTTATACCAGTTAGCGACAAAGAAGTAGACTCCTTTGTTTTAAGACCATCTTTAATCGCATTTAGGGCTCCTTCCACCTTAGTTTCATCTCCACCAAAGAAAGTCATCAAACCTTCCTTGATAGCATCCTTGTTCATCCCAGCTTTCCTGACAGACTTACGAATGCTAATTTTACCCTTCCTGAGGTTAATCGTGTCAATCCCCTGATCCATCATGTGCTTCTTAACATTCTCCTTAAGGCGCTTCTCTTCTTGATTAAGGACTTTAATATCAGATTTAGCCTCAGCTAATTGTTTTGTGAGCTCTACCAGCTTAGAGACATTCTCGGAGAGATCAGGAGTAACAGTTGTCATTTATATTTATATGTATCTAATCTTTAAGCGCAGAGACCACGCTGCATGAGGTCAGGGACGATAGTGGAATTGTTCCACACGAAGGGCTCCTTGGGGTTGGGGGGATCCTTGCGGATCTGCTGATTGGCGTTACGGAGCGCGCCACCGACAGTCTCGGGGAAGCCCACCTGCTGACGAGGCTCAAGGAAGTTCTGGCCCTTGAGGATGTCGTCTGGGGCAAACTGTCCAAAGTCTTCCTCAGAGGCAACCTCACGAGGGAGGAGCGACGAGGCGAGACCAGTGCCACGCTTCATACCGCCGCACATGTTATCGCCTAGCGCACCCGAAGGGCCGGCAGCAGGGCCGGCGGTGGGGCCGGCCATGGGGCCAAAAGCGGAGTACTCACGCTCGCTGATAGAGTAAGCAGACTTAGAGTTCATGGTGAAAAGGAGAAAAATAAGAGCAGCTACGGCGACCAACATAAGAATGTTCTGGTTACGGCCCTTCATCATCTTTTATATAGTATTAACAATTTTTTTATTCCTCGTCCTCGACAAAAGCATACCCGTCTGGGTAAGTGTCGAGGATGGGCTCGGGGTCATCGTGAACCCTGACCTGGACAACATTCCAAGTGGGCCCGAAAGCCTTCTTAGCAAACCAGATTCCGGCGAATTCGAGGATGACATCACAGGTCTTGTCGGGCTGGACAACATCGAAATCAATGGGCTCCTGCTGCATATTGAAAACCTTGGTCGCCTCGATACGGTCGCAAGTCATCACAGTGTCATTTAAGTTAGAAGTGTAGGCACCCTTGATGACACCGTCAGAAACCTTCTTACCGAACCAAGACTCACAGTTCTCGAGGGCAGCCTCAAGATTAGCAGTGTCAATGGTGTGAATCTTCTGGGTGTTCACCTCCGAACCAAGATCCATGACGACCTCCCCTGACACATCAGTCACCTTCACCTTGTTGAGCTGGACAAAACACTTACGCTTATCATCGTTGAGAGTCTTGACGAAGTAGAGACCGTCCTCACCTTTGGTGGGGGTGTTGTAGATCATTTATGTTTAGGTATGGTTTCATTTCTTTAAACCAACAAATGGTATGGCTGCAGCCTTATTGAGTAACTCCTTCGACACCCATTGATTTCTCCTGGGTTTATACCCATAGAGAGTTTTGGTGATGTTCATATTTTTGGGAAGTGGTAACGCCTTTTCTGGTCTGAGATTGTATTCATTTTTCACATACGAATTGTTCTTGACATTCTTCCATTTGAGTGTGTTCAAATTAAAACGCTTGTTCCCTGATGTTTTGTTGTATCCATTGATCTTTGTATTTTTCACGACAGGTTTAAGGCCATGCACGAGTTGTTTTGAAAGTTTATCATCTGACGGTTTAGTCGTAAACTTTTTATATTTGTATGGATCAACCTTTTTTGCACGATTCATAGGAACTTTAGCATCTTTCTTTACCACTGGGGCTCGCTTGACGATCTTCCCCTTCACACGCTTAAAAACGCTGTCCATAGAGTCTGACGACTTGATACGCTTATCGAAGATTTGTGCCAATTTGACGAGGCGTTGACGATCCTTTTCCTTCTTTTCAGGTCTAAGTTTCAGCTTGTGCATCAAATAGATGTCTTCGATAAGAAATTCTTTACTCGCAATGTATACCCTGTTATCTGTGACAAGTTTACCTGTGTTTAGATTGCGATACGTTATACCACGTCGCCTCGACAAGACTACTTCGTACCCAAACTCTTTTGGACGCATGAATGGGATATCAAGAATACCACCTATAGTGGAATCTTCGATACGCCCATTTTCTGGTGAAAAGTAACGAATATTGAGGTCAAGGGCAAAAAGTTCGACATCTATGAACACATCACTCTTACCAGGTTTGTTATCGTTTCTGGTTTTCTTCTTCTTGATGAGGGTGTACCTTCTCGTGACAAATGGACCAGAATTTTTGAAACTCACACCCAAGAATTTGAAAAGTTTCGGGTTTTTCTTTTTCAATAAGAGGATTCGATTCTTGATTTTTAGGTTCAAACGCTGTGCGACTTCTCCCATCTTATTCCAAAGCATGAGCTTCGTCGCTTGAAGTTTCCCAAAATATTGTGGGTTCACTGGGAGACGGGGAACAAACTTCGCGTCTATATCACTTGTGATAATACGATCCTCAAAGTCTGTGTACAAGTTAAACGCTTCACCGCCACTGACAATAACATCACCCATGGACTTCATGTACTCCGTGATCTCACCTATGGTTTGTATGATGATATCACGAATCGAATCAGTCACAAGGACATACATCATCTTTTCAAAACTCTTGGACTTGTGAGCACTTTGGGCGCGCGCTCGAAACTTACCAAGATCCCTCTGGAGATTTCGGTCGTAATATTTCTGCATCTTGGGATCTTTGAAAAAAAGATTTTCTTGAATGAATTTTTCAATCACAGGTTTCGAATAAATTTGATCGTCCATTAATATATTGTGATATAATAAATGGTCTGTAACGTGATCGAAGAATGTCGATGCTTCGCCTATAAGGGGGAGACCAAACAATTCTGTGGTGTGCGGAAGGGTCCGAGGGTATTGCCATGTCCGGGAGATTGCTGCGCTGGTGGCTGTCCCGAGGATGGTTCGAGACAACCCTTTCGTTTCATCGATAGACCCCAAAAATCCACTACGATCACACCACAGACAGCGAAATCTTTAATCCTGACAGCAATCACTGTACTCTTTGTTCTACTTTACATAGACTTAAAGGTTACACGAGTAAGAAAGATATAATGTCTCTCGAATCCATTCAAACTGAAATTGCCGCCCTCCGCAACGACATCAAGAACCTGTCCAAGCTTGTTCGCAAGATCAAGAACACCCAGGAAGATCCAGATGGTGAGAAGGCTAAGGCTCGTGCTGCCAACAACGGCTTCAACCGCAAGCAGGATGTGACGCCTAAGTTGCGCGCGTTCCTTGAACTTCCCGAAGGCGAGCTCATCTCTCGCTCTGAGGTGACCAAGTTCATCAACAAGTACATCACCGAGAAGGGTCTCAAGCACCCCGATAACGGTCGTCAGATCATCCTCGACGACAAGCTCCGCGATCTCCTCGCGCCTCCCGCGGACGTTCAGGTGACTTACCTTAACCTTCAGAAGTACCTCAGCCCCCACTACATCAAGAAGGAGGAGGAAAAGGCTTAAAAACTAATAACACACTATAATAAAACATGGTGACCTTCATTACCAAAGAGGCTGCCGAACAACTTGTTGGTACAAAAGTAAAGGACCTTGCTTTGTACCAAAGAGCTTTTACACATAAATCTGCTCTCAAAGAGTATGAACAATTCACAGAATCCTTCGAGACCCTCGAATTTATTGGTGACTCCGTACTTGGGTTTGTCATCACTAAGTTCCTGTTTGATAGACATGAAAGTAAGCAAGAAGGTTTCCTCACGAAAGCTCGTACAAAGCTTGTTCGTGGTGAAACATTAGCCAAGATTGCGTTGAAGTTGGGTCTCGAGAAACTCGTCATCATGGATGAGAAGGGGATGCGTAACGGTTGGAACAACAATCCCAAGATTTTGGAGGATGTTTTTGAGGCACTTATCGGTGCTATCTACATGGACATCGGTCTCATCCATGCGAAAGAGTTTATCCTTCGTATCTACCAAGATCCTGATGTGGTCGATATGAACTCTATCATGGTAGATGATAACTTTAAGGACAAATTAATGCGCCATTGCCAGGTTAATAACTGGCAACTCCCGGAATATCGTGTAGCGGGACATCACGAAGGTCTCTTCTACATAGACATTTACATCAATAACACTTTCTGTTCGAGGGGTGTCGCCAAGAGTAAGAAACAAGCCGAACAAAATGCTGCCCAGATGTACTTTCAGGTGTTAGAGGAACTTAAAACTTACAATCTCAATTAATTCAAGATGCATCCGAATGTGAAAGCCCTAATTGAGAGGGAATACGCGGCGCAAAAGTCTGAGGAATGGCTTGCCTTGCGCGGGAACATGTTGACTGCCTCGGATGCCGCAACAGCTATCGGTAAAAACAAGTACGAAACACCAGAAGGTCTCCTTCTTAAGAAATGTGGTCTCGGAGAAAAGTTTACAGGGAACGCGGCAACAAGACATGGTGAGAAATATGAGGATGAGGCTCGCATTCTCTATGAAGAGCGCCATGGGGAGGTTGTACACGAAATTGGTTTGTGTCCCCACCCCGAACACCCCTGGTTGGGTGGAAGTCCTGATGGTGTGAGTGAGTCGGGAAAACTAGTAGAAATCAAATGCCCACCACAGAGAGCGATCATACCTGGGGAAGTACCTGAGCATTATATGCCTCAGCTTCAGCT